GAGGGTCGGCTAGAAGTGCAAAACTCTTGCCACCACCTGCCGCGCCACCATAGAGGACATCCTGTTCACTAGCAGATAGAAACTCTTCCTGAGGACCGTCATTAGGCTTGAAGATAACTGGTGTGTCATCTATTATTTCTCGAACGGTGGCGGGTAAGTTGGATACGTCGTCCATATCTACGACGCGAGTAGTCTTCTGGTTTAGGGCTGACTCTACTTTCTTTGCACTCTTCTTTAGGACTCGTGCGTACTCAGACTTCTGTTTTGACTTTTTCTGTAGCTTCTTCTTCTGGCTCTCTGCCTTACGAACACGAGCCTGTAGAGCGCGTCTAGCTCGTTCTTTCCTAGACAGGTTATATACTGCCTTGGGAGCTTCGGGGTCTTTCTTGGGTCTGCCCCGTGGTTTTTTAGGCACTTCATCAGGCCAGTCAGCCATCGATTACTACTTCCTTCTTGGGAGGTAGCAAGACTACCCCGTGGATTGCCTGAACGTTGTGGTTCATTGTCTCTTGTTTGCCAAGACCTACCCTATTGAGTATCGCCTCTGCTGCACGTAGCCGTAGGTCGTCTCCCCGTTCGATTACAGGGGTGTCTACCAGTTCTACCATCTTGTTTGCAGCCCGTAGACTGTGTCCTGAGAGGAGGGACTTGGTTCGCTCGACTATTTCTTCGGCTAGTTTGTCGCGTAGCCACGATACAGAGCCTGTGGAGTAGCCCGCAACCTCTGCTGCCTTGTTAAAATTGCCATTGTTCTCAAACAGAGCAGTCAAGAACGACTCTTGTTTGTCGGACAACTGCTTCTTGGGAGCTTGTTGTATCAAATTCATACTATTTTCCGTAATTTGGTGCTGGGAAGCGTACCGAAGACCTATAAAGTAAGGAAATTATCGCTATGTGTGGGGTCGTTCGCTGTTTTGCAAGCCCCAGCAGTCTACATTATGGGGTTAGCAGAAGGGTTTGTCAACAAATAATTTGACACTATGCATTTTTTAGTTGACAGGACGTGTTTTCGCCCCTATCATGGCAGTACACCTGCCGGGGGAAACACCATACCCCCCGCAGCGGGTTCTCGGAGCGTCTCCCCGTGTCTCCCCTTACACGTTCGTCGGGAATACCGTACAGGAAACCCTCAAAATACAAAAAATATGTCGGGATTGCTAGCAAATACCGGGGGGAGGGGGGTGTCCCATGCGTGCGCCCGCAAGCAAGTATATTTATTTTTATTTGTCGATAGCGGGTTCTCAATGAAACACCGACCGCCCCGCCAAGTTGACCCCGCGAAACTTCCCCGATACTTTCCCCGATTAATATATCGCGCCCACACCCGCGCGCGTGCGCGTTTTGTCATTTGTCATATATAATAATCTGTATGGTTAACCCTTAAGGGGATGCATCAAGATGAAGAAGCGTAGCAATAAACCCGATAGCAACAACCCAGATAACCAAGCCTATACAAGCCTTTGATGGTTATTCTGGCATCTACCCAAACAAAAACCCCCTAGACAATGCTAGGGGGCTTCTGGGGAGGAAATAGTAAGGTTTATTTAATCTTGTTCTGGCTCATATTCCTTGTTGTTAAAGCCAATCCTTATCTCTGGCATATCCGCAAGCGTCTTAACATCCTTGGAATAAGAATACTGCTTAATACCAAAAGTTTCAAGCATCTCATTAAGAACCCTAACTTGCGACTGTACCGCATTGACAGTAGTAGCAATCAAGACCAACTGGTCATGTGGTACGACTGCAAACTTCTCACCGTCTTTTAGCTCATTGAGGTGGTATGAAATATTATTCTTATGCATTGTTTTGTTTCCCTTCAATTTTGTAAATCTTACGGTAACGCCTACCGCTACCGCTTACACTCTTAGTTATTACATTATAATTCAGATTACGCAACACCTTTATTGATTCGGCAACGGTAAGCCGTCCGCGACCGATAGAACCCGCAATAGTCGGCATTGCTACAAAGTGACCCCTAGATAGTTCTTTAAGGACAAGCTTATCGGTTGGATTAAGTTTCTGGCGATACTTCCCAACTTGTTTATCCCCTGCAATTTCGTCGGGAATATCCTGCTTATTATCCTCAGGGAATAAAGCAAGTTCATTCTCAAATATTCCTTTGATTAATCGCTTACTTGATAAATGCTGTTTATGCTCGTTCTTCATAACTTGTTCAAGCCTAGCATCCATGACATTAACTGCACCCCAGAGAGTAGAACACGCGTTTTTAACCTCAAGCAACGACTGACTATATAGCTTATAATCGCGCATTGTTGGAGTATCTTCTGATGTTGGTATAAGTTTCTTATTCATTGGTTTTTTCCTTTTCAATTAATGAATATTGCGTAGATTATTAGTGACAAAAGAACAATCATAACTGTTCTATAGATTATATATAAAGCTTCCAATTAGGCAACCTCGCAAAGCTTTTCCCATTCGGGTGAGGTTATAACATCCCTAACCATATCCGAACGCGACCGCCTAACGTCGTGCTGTTTATGGTTCGATTTAGCATTCTTGGTTTCAAGCGTATGAGTCGACCAATGTGTTAGGGCATTATAACCCGCCCAAACAGTCTCGCCCAGTTCCTTCGCTTCCTCGTGATATTGCTCAACCAACAGATTAAGCAGACTCTTGTTAACCATTGGCTCGTCTGTTTGCAACATCTCCGCTTTCGGTTGTTCCTTCTTACAGATACTTGTTGCTAGTATATGCTCAAAGTCTCGACTGTTCAAACTAGTACGCGCCCAGTTGTTCATCTTCTCCCGCTGATTAGTGAACATATCCAGACTAAAAACTGCCTTCCCTAGCATAGCACGAATATCAAGTCCCCTAGTATGCTTATGCTTCTGGTGATATGCCTTAGCACCACCAAACACAAGACTATTTCGGCATAGTTCACGATAAGCACCGCTAAACACTTGGAAAGCCCACGACATATCGATGCTATTATAAATATCAATACGAGGTGTTATAGCATCATCCATCTGGCGGGAATTGATATCTGTTTTGAAGTCGTTAAAATACACAGTTCGATGTGCTTTCTTTCCTTCCTCGAATAGCCTATCAACAACCTTGAGATTATCGACGTAAAAATGCGGGTGTTCCTGAATAGCTCGCGCCTGTTCTCTTATCATGTCTTGATGCGGGACAAGCTTATAGCTATCGGCTATAGGACGCATGGGAACAATCTTACCTGTTGCCTGATTATAGACAGCATTATAACCGTCCATAGTCTCTAGGGATTCCCCCATGCCGTCATCAAACGGAATAGATGCGCTTATCGGTACGCGCTCAAATTCCGAATAAGCTTTAAATAGTGACATATCGAAAATGTCATTATGATGATATGATATACCGCCCCGAACATCTCGAAAACCAGTATCATTTATTTTAGTTTCTACTAAGTCTAACATTGTTTTTCCTTTCATTGTTAGTTTAGATACCGTGGATACGCTTCCACGATAACCAAGTAATAGCCTGTATTTCAAATCCTTTCAAGTGTCTTTTTTGAAATGTGCATCTTTTACCCGCTTCAACATACGCTTCCTGTAGTTCTTGATAGTATTTCTTGCTAATGTAATTCTTGGGACTGGTAAGCCCAAACCGCTGACCCTCAAATATTCCCTTTGCGTGTCCATCGATGCAACAAGTATCGTATCCCATGATACATTCAAAAAACGAAACTATTTTTTGACCGTTTAGCTTGTGGGTTATGAGATAATCTTGAGAAACATCATCGTGACAATTTCCCAATAGTTTAGCGTCAAGTATTTGCCAAGCTTTATTTTTCATCGCGTTATATGTTGAAACCTTAACGCTGTTGATATCCTCACCATCTAGATAAGCATCGATTAGAACGTGAGCGTTCTCGATATTACGTTCCCACTTGTTATTAGGTGACAAGGCAGACACAACACCCGCAACGATATTAACTGGCAAATCAAATTGAACAGCCAACCGTTCACACTCAGTCAATGCGACACGATACCAAGTGACACCATGACGACGTTCTGCGGGTGTTGATAGATTGTATATATTAATAATGTTTTCTACTGACATGATATTTCCTTTCGATGCCTAGTAAAATTTAGCGTGGCGTTTTTGTCAAGCTTTTTATTAGGTGTGCAATAACATCGACAGTAAAACCATTACCAAGCATCTTATAGCGTTGCGTATTGCTTACATGGTTGGTGTAGTTATCTGGAACAGTCTGTAGTCGTTCGCATTCTAGCGGAGTAAGCTTTCGCCATTGGAGCGCGTCAAGACTTACAGCAACGTTGTCTTTCTGGACTGTCGTTAGCGCGTTTGTCTTCTGGTCAAGTCTTACTTCGAGTCGTTGTTTTGTCAGCCCCTTTGTCGCTTGTTTGTGGTCTTGTCTCACTCCATCTACAACGTAACGTCCCCGCCATGCACCACACAATATCTTAGGTTCACGATTGCCCCCTTGCATTGTTGTTAGCGTGGGCGATTTGCCATCAACATGATAGACACGTTTTAGTATGTCGTGTCCATTCAAGTCTGCGTCTCCAACGTGGCACAAACCGTCATCACTAAATACAAGTTGCCGTCTGTGCTTCTGGAAGTATGACTTGAGGTTGCCACCCTTCCAGTAATTAGCATCTAGGCAATGTGCTTTGTCCCTATCTACAAACCCATCCTCTATTATATCCTTGAGGACTAATTCTTTATCGTCTGGACTTGTCACGTCTGGAATGTTTGTCCAGTAGAGACGCTTGCGACACTGGGGCGATACAAGTGAACTATTTATCTCTATTGGTTTTACCCCAAGTGCGTCAGATATTATGTCCTGATACTGTTGTTTCATCCTGACGTTCTCAAGTAAGAAATAAGTGGGTTTTAGCTCTCTAAGTAATCTTACATACTCCCAGAATAATTTACTACGATGGTCAGCGAAATTTAATTGTTTTCCCGCAAATGAAAATCCCTGACAAGGACTACCCCCAACAAGCAAATCAATCTCTACTGCTTGTGGGTCATCCTTTGGATAGTCAGTGTGTAGCCAACCATCCTCAGTATCCAAATTACATACATCTCCCATCTGTACAATATCGGGGTAGTTCGCTTGTGCTACTTTGATAGCATACTTATCTATCTCACTAGCGTAGTATTTTGTCACAGGAATACCCACTCTATCTAGAGCAATTCTTGTACAAGCCATACCATCAAACAGACTAAGCACTCTCATCTGATATCTCCTTACCTAGCTTGTATTCTGATACGAACATGAAACCACCACCATTGCCTTCCTCATCCTTAGACACTTCTACACGCAATGTTTGATGTCCCGCTTTGTGTAGTATGAAACTAGCAAACCCATCCTCACCTACACCCTGAGTATCCTTCATACCGTCGAACTTGCTTATAGTATATCCCTCAAGTTGTCCATAGTATTCTTGAAACCACTTCTCTCGCTTTTCCATTATGTCTTCTACATATTCATTCATCTTAGTCTCCGCTTTCTGTGTATCTATGTACTGCTATCATCATAGCTATATCTCCCGCAAGTTTACTAGGTAAATTAGGGAATGCTTTAGCCACTTCTTCTATTGCTTCTTCGTAGTAGCCAGTGCTGTACCACCACAAGTTCTCTTTCTGATTAACGTGTATTCTTTTTATCATGGTAACTCCCTCCTTTATTTAGCTAAATTATAATATTTTGAAATTATTTCGTCTCTTCTAACACGTTCTGCATATTCAATATGTCCTCTTGCTTCATGTGCTTTGTTTATAGCTTCCACTTCTGCATATTCTTTATAAGTGCCAAAAGATTTACATAATTGCACAGCAACTTCTCCATGTTGGTTGTGCCACTCAAGTTGGTCTATTTTAAATTTGGTAATATCTAACATTTTTTTTCTCCTTTATTACAAACATATGAATTATTAGTAATTAACAAATCACCACAATTCTTTTTCAAGTATTAATTCATTTATACCAAATTCCTCATCAAGTTCTGGGCAGTCTTTAATAACATCCTCTACGTTACTGAACTCTATAGTTTCACCCTTATGAACCTGCTGTCCGTTATCATACATACCTATGTACATCCACCCCTCATCTAAGTATCTGGCATGAACATTATAGCCCATG